TACATTCTATACCTTATAAATTAGAGTTAGAAATAAAATCTAGTTATGATAGCGAAAAAATCAAAGAAATAACCAATATATTTACTGAAATGTTACAGGACTTTATTAATGTAGTAAAAGAAGATTTTGATACAAAAGAAGAAATTATAGTAAAAAACATAGAATTAAACGGAAATTCTGTTTCTTACAAGTATTATAATTAAAATTACACAAAGGCCCCCCTTTTGTGTGCGAAAGGCCCCAGACTAGCAATAGCTTGGGGCTTTATCGTTTATATTATTTAATCTAAGATTTGAAATGCTAGTGATCACCGGTTAAAGTTAATACTATAAATCAATTCCTAAAGGGGGAAAAATGGATAAATTAGGAAAAAAACTAATTAAACAAATCAAAGAGCTATTAGATCATGGCGATTATATTGGCGCTAAAAATCAAATAGATAAATTGATCGGTATTACGGGGGTTAATAATGGGAGATAGAGCTAGAGTCGTATTCAAAGACGAAAGACACGAACACTTAAGCCCAGCAATTTATTTACATTGGCAAGGTTCTAGTGTAATGGAATTGCTTGAAGAAACTAAAAATCAAATGGACGGGAGAAGCGATTGCGACTACGTTTCTGCTCGTTTTGTGCAGGTATGCGCTAACAATTTGGAAAGCAAAAATTTAAGTATCGGCATAATTAATGTTGATAACTTAAATCAGTTTGAATTAGACAATGCTGATGACGACAATGGCGTCTTTATTGTTTCATTACCTAATTGGACTGTAACAAAAACTACAAAAACAAGAGAAAAAATAAAAGAAGAAGTAGCTCATGTCTGGTAATTACATTCACGAGCCAATATTAATAACTAAAAAGCCTACGGCCCCTATATTTAGAGGGGCTGAGGCTCAAAGTTATTATGAAAGATTATTTAAAGGCGAAGTTGTTTGTGGAATGGAAAACAGAAACATAAGAAAATTAGTCTTTAAATTTAAAAAAGAATTAAAAATGCCTATTGAGACTTTAACTTGTGATTGCGACTATAAAAACAAGCACAAAGCATATTATTTTGAATGGGCTTTGAATGAAAGGATAGCAACTTTTTAAGTCATAAATCGTTGATTTAATTTAATTAGTATATATTATGAGCTTATGGCTAATAACAAACCTTATAAACTTCTTGATACTCAACTAACAGAACGTTTACTAAACGCAATAAGATTAGGCTCTTATATTGAGCATGCTTGTTATTATGCAGGAATAAATGCAAGTACCTTTAGAATGTGGCGTAAAAAAGCAACAGAGGGAATTGAGCCTTATAAGTCTTTTTGGGTTGAAGTTACAAAAGCTGAGAGCGAAGCGATCGTAAGAAGATTAGGAAGAATAGAAAAAGCAGGACAAGACGGTAATTGGCAAGCAGACGCTTGGGTTTTAGAACGTAAATATCCAGATAAGTTTGGTCGCAGGGATCGCTTAGAGCTTTCTGGGGACCCAAACGCACCTATAGAAATTGAATTAAATTGGTCGGACGGAGCTAAATTAGACAGAGAAAACGAGATAGTAATACAAAAAAACGAGGAAGAAGAATAATGCTCTCAAATATTGAATTTTCAGAAACACTACCTAAAACTTATTTAGATGATTTTTTAGATTTATATAATAGCTTTTACAAAATAGACAAAACTTACGCAATAAAAGTAATTAACGACACTAAAAGATATTATCAAAACCCAAATGAAATAAAAATACCAAAATATGTAGCTAAATTACAAAATGCTTGGTATTTATCAATGATTGAAGAAAATTATGATTATTCAGTATATGATGATGAGTATTATTTTACAGATATTTTTTGTTGTTGGGATATTTACAGTAGGAAATATCTAAACACATTAAAAAAACCTAATTTACTTAATATGACTTATAAAACTTCTATATATGATTTCATTAAAGACGAAGTAAACACAGTAGTTGATTTAGGAAATGGATTAGGACTTTCTACTGCATACTTAAAACAAATATTTAATAAAGCAAATGTATATGGAACTAATTTATCAGACACTAAACAATGGCCAATAACTAATAAAATTGGTTCTTTATACAATTTTAAAATGATTGAAGACGAAAAAGAGTTAAAAAATATAGATTTTTTATTCGCTAGTGAATACTACGAACACATACAGGACTGTATAGACGACATAGAAGAATTATTTAAAGTAAATAAGCCTAAAATAATGTATTTAGCTAATTCATTCAACACAAAATCTGTTGGTCATTTTACTCATTACAAATCTAAAAAATATGAAAATTATATAGACCAATCTGCAATATCAAGAAAATTTAATAAAACAATAAGAGATAATGGCTATGTAAATGTAAAAACTAAAAATTGGAATAATAAACCTACTTTATGGCTATTAAAAGAAAGTTTTGTTTAATGATAATACACTATAAAAAAGGTAAAACAGACGTTTATAGGTTTAAAGCTAAAGATTTTGATATGTTACTTCCTGCTATGTATGATGTTAAATTTGAGGAAATAACGTCTAAAAACTCTAAAATAGCGTCTTAAAAAAAGAAAGCAATACAACAGCTAATTACTTCAATACTGTTTCTAATGCTTTTTTAAGATTTTCATTACTAAAAAACGCAATAAAATTAACGTCAGCAATACAGCAATAACACAGCCTAATGCTTTAATACTGTAAAAACTGTGCCTAATGCTGTAAATACAGTATTATTATCAGCATTGAAGCAATACACTGCTTTATTACTGTAAATTATGGAAACTGAATTAAATAGCGATATAAACACCAGAAAGTATAAGGTTACACTACCTCAATTACATGAGGGACAAACAGAAGTAGCCATGAGTAATGCACGTTTTAAAGTCTTATCAGCAGGCAGGCGTTGGGGTAAAACAAGATTAGGCGTTTGGTTATGTTTAGAAAAAGCATGGCAAGGAAAAAGGTCTTGGTGGATAGCACCAACATACGCTATGGCTTTAGAGGGTTGGAAAGATTTAAGAAATATAGGTGTTGAATACGGAACAGTGATCAAAGAAAGTGAAAAAACTATTATTACGCCAACAGGTGGTATGGTTTCAATACGTTCAGCAGATAATCCAGATAGATTAAGAGGTGCAGGGCTTGATTTTGTTGTGCTTGATGAGTGCGCTTTTATGAAAGAAAACACATGGGCAGAGGTAATAAGGCCTACATTAACAGAAAGGCAGGGTGGAGCTTTATTTATTAGCACACCAAAAGGTTTTAATTGGTTTGAAAAGATTTACCATGAAGCAGAAAATAGAGAAGATTGGGAGACTTGGCAACTACCTACTTCTACTAATCCATACGTACCTGGATCTGAATTAGAAATAGCTAGAAAAGAAATTGGATCGTATTTATTTAGTCAAGAATATTTAGCTGAATTTGTTGAATTAACAGGTGGTATGTTTCAGACAAATTGGTTTAAAAGGTTTAGAATGAAAGATATAACTGAACTTAATGACGAGGGAAATTATGAAACTAATAAATATTGCATACTTGAAGATGAGAGATGTTTGGATAACTCAATCGGAAAATTTGCGACTGTGGACCTTGCGACTTCTACAAAAGAGCAAGCAGATTATACAGTCGTTACTATCGCTGGGGTTACGCCAAAAAGTAATGTCTTGGTTTACGAAGTTTTTAGGAAAAGACTAGAAGCACCAGACATCATTCCTGTTCTTAAAAGATTTCTAAATGAATATAATTTAGACTATATAGGAATAGAAAGGGCAGGTTATCAATTAGCTTTAATTCAAATAGCAAGAAGAGAGGGACTTCCTGTTAGAGAATTAAAAGCAGATCGAGATAAAGTAAGTAGAGCTATGCCTTTATCTGCTCGTATGGAACAAGGGCAAGTCCATTTTTTAGAAAACGCTTTATGGTTTGATGATTTGGAAAGAGAGATGTTGCAATTTCCAGAGGGAGAACATGATGACCAAGTGGATAGTTTGGCTTATGCTATTTTAGAAACACAAGCAGGTAGAAAATGGTTCGCTTACTAACAATTTACGCTATTTTATACTACTATTTAGATATTGAATACTTTTAATTAAAAGGAAACGAGTTGGTAGAAAGAAGAAAAATTTCAGATGTAATCTTTGGAAAGCAAACTGAAACAAAAAGAAGCACAGGTTATAATTTCTTTAGAGATGATCCAGCAGAAAGTGTTTTTGGAAGTCAATTTATACAAGGATATAATACAAGTGCAGGGAATTGGAACGTTAGTGGATTGGGAAACGGTGAGTCTAATAGTGCTGTTACTGCTTGTTTACAACTTCTTGGCTTATCTTTTTCTGAAGCGACTTTAGATGTTTGTGCTATAAATTCAGAAGGTCAAAAAGAAATAATACCAAACCACCCATTATCTTTATTGTTACGCAGACCTAATCCGTTTATGAGTGGTGATGTAGTACAACAATATTTAATTAATGGTATGCACGTATCTGGTAATGCTTATTTGTTAAAACAAAAAAACGAAGCAGGACAATTAGTTGCTTTATATCCTTTAATGCCAGAAGATGTAACACCGAAAGGCACTAAGGAAGAATTAATAACTCATTATGAATATGAAACAGGGGGAGAAAAACTTTACATAGACCAAAAAGACATAGCACATTTTAAACTTGGCCTTGATCCTAAAAATTATAAAAAAGGATACAGCCCATTAAATACAGTATTAAGAGAAATCTTTGGGGACGAAAGCGCAGGGCAAATGGCTACTGCATTATTATCTAACATGGGTGTTCCAAGTGTAATGATCACACCAAAAGATGAATTTGGACCTACACCAGAAGAAGCAGAACAAATATCAAAATCTTACCAACAAAAAGTTTCTGGTAAAAATAAAGGCAAGCCATTAGTGATGAGTGGTGCTATGAATATAGAAAAATTAGCATTTAGTCCAAAAGATTTAGACATTGGATTATTAAGGCAAGTACCAGAAGAAAGAATATCTGCTGTGTTAGGAGTACCAGCTATTCTTGCTGGTTTAGGTGCAGGATTAAAGCATGCTACTTATTCAAACGCTAGAGAATTAAGAGAATTTTTTACTGAAAATAAGTTGATCCCTTTATGGAGAATGGTAGGAGAAGAAGTTACTCAACAAATCTTATTAAAAGATTATGAAGATAGCTCATTGTATCAAGCAGAATATGACTTCTCAGACGTGAGGGCCTTGCAAACAGACCAAAATGATTTAGTTAATAGATTAAATACTGGCGTACAAGGTGGTTGGATAACAGTTGCTGAAGCACGAGAACAAGTAGGACTACCAACAACAGAAGAACAAGAAGTTTATTTACTTGGAATGAATGTAATACCAACACCTGCTAATTTAGAAATTCCTAAACCAGAAGTAACTAACGATCAACAGACACCAGAATATACACCAGAAGCTGCAACAGAAACAGAAGATGATGACAACAAAGGACAAAAAGTAATTAAGAAAATTGAAGATCAATTCTGTGTAATAGCAGAAGATAGTGGTAGAAATATGGGTTGTTACGCAACAAGAGAATTAGCTGAAAGAAGATTAAGACAAATATCCAGATATAGCAACGATCCAAAAAAAAATAAAAAGATAGAAGATACTTATTCATTTACAGCTGACGGTAGCCGAGTGCATAATACATGGTTAGAAAAAAATGAAGATGAAGAAGAAGAATAATTACGACAGCGCAAGGGAATTAATAAACAGAAGAAACCAATTAAGAGATTTAGATTGGGATAAAAGAACTTCTCGCTTTGAAAGAGCAGAAGTTAAAGATGATATTTGGAAATCTTATAATGAACTTTTAAGTAATTGGGATTTTGTTATGGCTGAAGCATATTATCAAAATTTAAAAGGTCAAGTTAGAGCAATCAACAAAACATTAGCCGAAAATCCACCTAACATATCTGGCATAATACCTTTATTAAATAGCGTGATAGACGGAAATAGTAAAAGTTGGATAGAGAATGTAACACCTTTATATGAAAGTTTGGCTATTGATTTCGCTTATTTACAAGTAGAACTTTTATTACCAGATGAATTTAAAGAAAATTATGTATATACAGAAGCAGAACAAGAACAAATTTTAAGATCCAGGCGAAGATTACCAAGACAAACAATAATAGCAGAGGGATTTCACCCAAGAAGAAAGAGAGGTCAAGCAATCCCTTTAAATAGAAATAGTTACAACAGAGCAGCCAAATCATTTATAGAACAAAGGTTAAATACTTACGTTCCAGACATGAGTAAAACTATGAAAAAAAACTTAAACACATCTTTAAGAAAATCAATAGATCAAGCAAATAATTTAGGTTTAACTGGATCTAAATTTAATGATTTTGTAAGCAAAGGCATATCAGATAGTTTAGGTAAAAAGAATTTGGGAAGAGCCATGAATATAGCGAGAACAGAAACAACTGCTTTAAGTAATTGGTCGTTAAATCAAAGCGCAAAACAAACAGGACTTATTTTACAAAAAGAATGGATAACAAGACGAGACGGACTTGTTAGAGACGCTCATGCTTTTATG